GACATCGAGCGAGCAGGCATTAAGATAAACAGGGAAAGCCTAGATCAACTAAAACTAGAATTTGAGCAGGAGCAGGCTGACCTTACCCTCAAGCTACGGCTAATGGCACAAGCTGCTATGGGTGATACCCCTATCAATTTGGATAGCCCCGATGACAGATCGATGCTGTTCTATTCTCGCAAGGTAAACAACAAGAACGTATGGAAGGTACTATTCAACTTGGGCACCGAAACGCGGGGCGCTACCAAGAAGCAGAAGATGCGAGCGCGGATGAAGCAAACCGAATTCAAGCGGGCGGTGAGTGACAACACCACCGTACTGCGCCGTACGATTGGCTCTCAGTGTAGCAAGTGCTCAGGTCAAGGCCGAGTATCCTTTATGAAGAAGGACGGCACTCTGAGCGCACAGAAGCGGCTTTGCAAACCTTGTAACGGTGTGGGCATGACCTATGTCAGTACAGGCAAGACGGCAGGATTCAAGCTCAGTCCTCGTGGCGTCATGGACATTGCGGCAGGGGGCTTCAAGACAGATAAGGATACCCTCGAGCAACGGCTACCCGAGCTAGAAGGACAGGCTAAGGAATTCGTCGAGGCGTACATTCGATACTCTGCTATCCGCACGTACCTTTCAAATTTTGTGGATGGTATGTACAACAATCTGGACAAGCATGGGTTCATTCACCCCGAGTTCATGCAATGTGTAACTGCTACGGGTCGTCTATCCTCCCGTAATCCAAATTTCCAGAACATGCCACGTGGCTCTACATTCGTCATCAGGAAGGTCGTAGAGAGCCGCTGGGAGGGGGGAAGCATTCTGGAGGGGGACTATAGCCAACTCGAGTTCAGGGTCGCAGGCTTCCTTTCTGGGGACTCTGGGATATACTCTGACGTTAAGCAAGGGACGGACGTACACAGCTATACAGCCAGCGTTATCGGATGTAGCAGGCAGGATGCTAAAGCCCACACCTTCAAGCCTCTGTACGGCGGCGTAACGGGTACTGACGCCCAACAGCGCTACTACCAAGCATTCAAGGAAAAGTATGCCAGCGTTACCGAGTGGCACGACAAACTACAGAAAGATGCTGTGGAAAAGAAGAAGATCATTCTTCCGTCTGGTCGTGAGTACCATTTCCCTGACACCAAATGGACTAAGTGGGGCACTGCGACAAACCGTACCGCTATCTGCAATTACCCCGTACAGGGCTTTGCTACAGGTGATTTGCTACCCTGTGCGTTGATTGAGCTTAACAGATTGATTAAACAGCACAAACTTAACAGCGTCATCTGCAATACGGTACACGACAGTATTGTCATGGACGTGTACCCCAGTGAAGAAGACCTGTGCATAAAATTAATGCGTGAGGCTATGTTATCGATTCCCCGTGAGACTTCAAGACGTTACGGTGTTGAGTACGACATGCCCATCGACATTGAATTAAAAATAGGTAAAAATTGGCTTGACACGACTGTCGTCAACCCTTAATATGGTAAGGCTAACAAGTCATAGAAAGGAATACATTATGACTGACTTAATGAAAATCGATGATATCAATCTAGAAAATCTTGATGAAGAAGCGCTTATGGCTCTCACAGGCCAAGCCTATGGCCCAAAGACTGGTTCGTCTTCTGGGCTTGCTCGTCTCAGCATCAATTACGAAGCTGAAGACGATCAGGGCAATACACTGCCTCGTGGTGCATGGCGCGTTATGCTTGACGGTGGGTTTGTTTATGCAGATAAGCTGAACTTCCGCCCATTTGCTCGCATGTACACCTACAGCTTATACGACTCAGAGGAAGGCCGTTTCATCAGCCAGTCCATCCAGAGTCAGAGCTTGGGTGATCGTTTCCCAGACAGTACAGGTACCGAGCGCTGTGGTCGTCTCAACAAAGACGAAGCAGATAGCTTAGACCCGTCTGACCCTCGCGTGTTGATCAGTCAGCAGGTTGTTTGTAACCTCGTCCTGTACGGAGTTGTAAGCGGAACTGCCAAGAATGGCACGGGCGAAGAAGTAACACTCGATAATACCCCTGTTGTTGCGTACTTCAAGAAGTCAGGTTTCCGCCCATCGCGTGAAGCTATTGATGGAATTACCCGTCAGAAGAAACTGATGCAGAAAACCGTCTTTGAGATCGGTACTAAGAAGAATAAAGCAGGATCAGTGACCTACTGGACACCAACCTTTGCACAGGTTGATTATCTGTCAGATCTTTCTGCAGATGACATGGAAACTATCAAGAAGTTCATTGAGACTGTTAAGTCACAGAATGAAAGAATCCTTGAGAACTTTCGTGACGCTACGAAACTAGCAGATGACGCCATTGACGTTTCTCTAGAGGCGGAGCTTGACGATGCTGACGCTGCCTAGTGTACAGCTAGTCTTAGAGCAAGCGGCGAGGGGGGGAGTCAATCTCCCCCAAACCGTTCGTGACGAATTTGTTGAGGCTTGTGCAACAGCTATCGACAAGCAATTCTCTCGTCGCGGTGAACCAACCATACGTATGTCAGGATTAGGCCGTCCGCTTTGCCAACAGCAGATGCAGTTGAGTGGCAAAGAAGAGGTCATGGACTACAGCACGTTTATGAAATTCATATTCGGAGATCTGATTGAAGCAATAGCTATAATGTCTTTGCGCCTTTCTGGTGCCAACATCATTGATATACAGAAACCAGTGGAGTTGAATCTTGGAGAGGACATTATTATCAAGGGTACGCTCGATCTTATCATGGATGATGGGACGGGGCCGAAAGTATGGGACATCAAGTCGGCATCTGATTTCGCTTTTAACCATAAATTCGGTTCTTTCGGCGGGTACGAAAAGATCAAAGCGGATGATGCGTTTGGGTACATTATGCAAGGTTATTTGTACGCTACTGCTGTTGATCTTCCTTTTGGTGGTTGGATTGTCGTAAACAAAAACAGCGGTGAGTGGACTATCTGTGAAGTACCTGAAGATCAGGAAGCTGATCGCAAGGCGTACATGAAAGATGCCCTATCACGAGCCAAGTACCTTTTGTCTAACCATGAGTTTACTCGTGGATTCAAGGATGAGCGCGAGATGCACAAGGGAAAGCCTACAGGTAATCGAGTAATGTGTACATCGTGTTCCTTCTGTGGATTCAAGAATGAATGCTGGCCTGATGCGGTGTACGCCCCCAAAGCTACATCAAGAGCACAGTCTCGTCCGGGGGCTTGGTACACTAAACATAAAGTAGAAAGCGTTGTATGAGTCTACTCTTTTATACTCATTTTAAACCATCTGACGTAGAGCTAAACCCCAATGTGTTCTATGTTTATGTAGAGTCTTCTACTGAGAAGGGGGGCACACCTGATGTTGTGTATCTTCGGAATCACAGTAAAGGGTTGCCCCTTACTCTTCTTGAGCTGTACTTACCAGAGGGTCTGTGCTCACACCTTAACGGCGACACGTACGAGCGGGATGTTCGTAGGATTGAGCGCCAATTCCAGATAATAAATTTTGTCTTAAACAATAACGGGATTGTATGCCTACCAACTCAAAAGATACAAGAGCAGATTACATATTTAGAAAGGTCGTCCCCAAAGATGGCAGGATACGTGTTAAAGCGATTAGACCTACTGCTGAACAATTTCTCGCCCATATCGCTGGAGATTCCGACTTGAGTTCACACAGACACAAATTCAGATCAGACTTCGAGTTGGGCCTCGCTAGGAAACTTGCTGAGGCCCAAGTTAACTATGAGTACGAAACACATAAAGTACCGTATCAGCCGAAGATAAAGAACTACACGCCTGACTTCTGGTTCCCCGAGTACGGATTCTTTGTTGAGGCGAAAGGAAAGTTTGATACTGCAGATCGCGCAAAACACCTCTTGATCAAGAAACAGAATCCTGATATAGATATACGATTCGTGTTTATGAGAGCGCGTAACAAGATTAGAAAGGGCAGTAAAACGACCTATGCCATGTGGTGCGAGAAGCACGGCTTCATGTGGGCAGAAGGTAGCGTACCTGTTGAGTGGTTTAATGAAAGATGAATTTGAAATGGCAATCGAGATGGAGCGGGCTACTCTACTCCCTGATCGGTACTACATGGTCGTACGTCCTACAGGTGAAGAGACGTTTGCAGTAACCCTGTACGATACAACAGAGGGTAAGCTAGATGAGGAAGGATACCCGCATCCTGCTGAGATTGTTATGCAGGGGCTTCTTGCAATGCTCAATACAGACGTAGAGAATGTGTTTGCATACGGAGCTGCCGCTGTTGAGTTCGACAAGTTCAAGAGAACTGCAACCGAAGAGGCAGGTCTCTCTTTTGAAGCAGGCGACGATAACATTATTCGTGTTAACTTTGGTCCGAAACAATGAGCGACCCTGTAAACAAACCCTCACACTATAATCAATCAGGCATCGAGTGTATCGATGCAATTGAGGCCGCTCTTGGTGACGGTTTCATCAACTACCTACAAGGCAATGTCATGAAGTACCTTTGGCGTTGGCAGTATAAAAATGGGCTTGAGGATTTACGTAAAGCTCAGTGGTACTTAACTAAACTAATCGAAATCGAAGAAAAGAAAGAGGAGGCATAATGTCATGATATCTAATCGATTACCAACCGTCTACCAACAATTCATCCATAAGTCGCGCTACGCTCGATGGCTACCTGAACAGAACCGCCGTGAGACGTGGGAAGAAACCGTTGCTCGGTACTTCAACTTTATGGAGAAGCATCTGCTGGACAACCATAATTATAAACTGAATAAAAAGTTCCGAGAAGAGTTGGAGGAGGCTGTTCTTAATCTTGATATCATGCCGTCTATGCGTTGCCTGATGACTGCAGGCCCCGCCCTTGAGCGTGACAATATCGTCGGATACAACTGTTCGTACGTACCTGTTGACAGCCCTCGTGCATTCGATGAGTGCATGTACATCTTGATGTGCGGTACGGGTGTAGGATTCTCTGTTGAGGAGTCTAACGTCGGTAGGCTACCTATCGTTAACGAACACTTTGAAAAGTCTCCCACTGTCGTACACGTTGCGGACAGCCGCAGCGGATGGGCACGTTCATACCGCGAGCTTATCTCTCTTTTGTACGCAGGACAGGTACCTTCTATCGACGTATCCGCCGTACGTCCTGCAGGTGAGCGCTTGAAGACTATGGGAGGTCGTGCATCGGGCCCTGAACCTCTCCTAGAGCTATGTGACTTTACGATCAACATTTTCAAGAAAGCGGCGGGTCGTCGTCTTTCTGCTCTTGAGTGCCACGACATCATGTGCAAGATCGGTGAGATTGTTGTGGTAGGCGGTGTACGTCGTTCTGCCCTTATCAGTCTATCTGATCTATCGAACCGTGAGATGGCACACGCCAAAGCGGGCATGTGGTGGGAGGACAACGGACAACGTGCCCTCGCCAATAACTCTGTCTCGTACTCGAAACGCCCAGACATCGGTACGTTCATGAAAGAGTGGCTCTCTCTGTACGATAGTAAGAGCGGAGAGCGGGGCATCTTCAATAGAGACGCCGCCCGTCAAAAAGTACTTGAGAATGGTCGCCGTGACGGGGATCACGAGTTCGGGTGCAACCCCTGTTCAGAGATTATCCTTCGTCCGTACCAGTTCTGTAACCTATCAGAAGTGGTCGTACGCGCTACAGATACTCTTGAGACTCTTACGCATAAGGTACGTCTTGCAACAACTCTCGGTACGTTTCAGTCTACGCTGACAAACTTCAAGTACCTACGTAAAGTGTGGGAGAACAACACAGCAGAAGAGCGTCTTCTCGGGGTTTCACTCACGGGTATTATGGACCATTCTGTACTATCTAAGACGGTAGATTCACATCGCTGGTTGGTTAAGATGCGCCAAGCCGCTGTGACCCAGAATGCGTACGTGGCAGAGCAGATCGGTATTAACCCATCCACAGCCATTACGTGTGTCAAGCCATCAGGTACTGTGTCCCAGTTAACAGACTCTGCTAGTGGTATTCACGCCCGTCACAACCCCTATTATGTACGTACTGTACGCGGAGATAACAAAGATCCGCTCACACAGTTCTTGATTAACAAGGGCGTACCTAATGAGCCTGACGTTATGAAGCCTGACAATACGACTGTGTTTAGCTTCATCACACGTTCTCCAGAAGGCGCTACATGCCGTAATGACATGACAGCTATCGAACAACTTGAGCTGTGGAAAGTGTACGCTATGCACTGGTGCGAGCACAAACCGTCCGTGACGATCAGTGTCAAAGAGCACGAGTGGCTCGAGGTTGGTGCTTGGGTGTACGAGCATTTCGATCTGGTTAGCGGTATCTCGTTCTTGCCCTTCAGCGATCACACGTACAAGCAAGCTCCGTACCAAGATATCACAAAAGAAGAGTATGACGGCAAGTTCCAAAGAATAGAAACCCCTGAAGGCAACATAATTAATGTTGACATGACCATGCCAAAGGATATAGATTGGATGGATATGGGGCAGTTCGAGACACACGACACAACTAACGGTAATCGTGAATTGGCTTGTTCTGCAGGTGCCTGTGAGATTGTTGACATAGTTGCGGCGGAATAAATACGATGATGAAAGTCGATGGCTTTGATGATGCTATAATTGGACTAGGGTGCCGTTGTGGTGCCCCCAACATCCTCGTGTACGATTCATCAAAGTGCATCGACATTCTCGTCCAAGAGCACGGAATGAATACGGTTGATGCTCTCGAGTACTTCGAGTACAACATACTTGGTGCGTATGTCGGAGAAGGCACCCCTGTATTTGTGTATCCCGATTACATAGAGGCATTAGAAGATGATAGCGATTGATATTACAGAAGACATACTTGTAGAAGCTGGCAAACGGGCATCCAACATGCCAATACTTGCAGGTAGCATAACAAACGGTCAGAGCAACACGCTTGGTTCCGTCGGTGAAGTACTTGTACAGCGAGTACTTAACGCCGAATTCTCCAATACCTATCACTACGATCTCGTACATGATGGGCGTCGTATCGACGTTAAGACTAAGCGGTGTGACAGCATCCCTCAAGGGCATTACGACTGTTCTGTCGCGGCACACGGCTCAGATCAAGACTGCGACGATTACGTCTTTGTACGTGTACTTCATAACATGCGTCGTGC